CTGACTAGCATCATTACCTCTTGCTACTGCTCTTTTGTGTACTGCCGCATATTTTCCTGGGGACATTTCGGATATTTTGTCAACTTTTTGATTGCCCTCGTTAACAAATTGTTGATAGTCTGACATTAATTTTTCTGCTAAAGAGCCTGTATCATCTGTTGATTTAACTGCCTCTGTTGCGTGTGCCTTTAATGGATTGTCGCCACCACGTGCTGGAACAATATCAAAGTCACGAATTTTATTAATAACTTGTGCAAAATCATTTGGATCGTATGTGCGATTATGTTCTTGTGGGCTGTTATCGTAAATTCTGTTTGCTTCTTCAATATCTAAATCTGCCTTGTCTGTTTGCTTAACGGTATCTGTCATGTCTTCAATATCGCTTACCATGTCTTGAACATCTGGTTCGCCATCACCACCTGACATTGCAGGATTCATACCAATTTCACCTTCTTCTCCACCCATGTTAGGTTCAAAGCCGGTTGCTTCTTCATCTTCAATTTGATCAATAGTATCTAACGCTTTTTTAATATCGCTATCACCGCCGCCCATCATTGGAGGCTCACCAGTTAATGGAGAACCGTGCGGCTCTTCTGCGCCAATATCCTTTGGACCAAGTTCTTTAACACCTGCTAAATTTAAAATATCGCTTAACATAGCGGCAACTTCATGACCGTCAGCGGCTGAAGCATTGATACTAAAGTTTGCTGGCGGACGTTGTGCCATGCCACCCATTGGGCTTTCCATGCCACCAATCATTCCAGGCATTCCCATTGGTCCGCATTCGTTAACGCTTTCTGTTAAACCTGATAATTTTCTTAATTCAGACACGCTAATGTGTTCGTGAACTTCTTCCCCGGTGTATTTGTTTAAGCCAGTTACAGCATTCTCACCGTTGAGCTCTTGTTTAATAACTTTTTTCTCTACACGTGGATTGCTTGCATCTAGTTCAGCAAGACGTGTCATTACGTCAATCATGTTCATAATTATTTCCTTGGGTCGAAGTCCGCTTTCTTTAACGGACTGGTTGAGTTTTCAGCTGTGTCCGTATTGTATTTTACTGTAGGACTTGCTGGAATTTTTTGGCCTTGCTCTGATCTTTGGGCCTTAATTTCGTCATTCAATGCTTTTACAAAGCTCATATTGTATTCGGTGCCATAGAAGTCTGTGCTTTCAATTTTTGCGGCTTCTGAATAATTTGGATCTTGAAGTAATGCGCCCTCACGTTTTGTGACCGGAGTCTGATATGCCTCTGATGGCTCTAAAGGGTTACGTACAACGATTTGATCTTGACCAATTCTTAAGTTGGTAGAAAGATACTCGTGTAGTTCCCATGGGGTTGTTGGGTAGTCTAAAGTTACTTCGTAGATGTTAACTTCTGCATGTTTGATCTTTGGAAAATCTAAAGGAACTGCTTGAATAGGAGTAGTGCCTGCTTTCTTAAAACCGCTTACTTGAAATTTGTTTAACAAAGCTTCAAGCATCTTTTCATTTTCAGCAGATACGTCCCCTGCAATTTTAACTTTAAAATTGTAGGTCTTTTTGCTTTCAGTTAGATAGTCTTTAAATGATCTCATATTAGTTTTCCTGATACATTATTTATTCATATTTTTAAGTTTTTCAAGGATACTATTGCGGTCTGTAATAACATATCCTTCGCCTTCGACCATATCCGAATCTGAACCGCCATTTTTCTTATCAATAGCTAGCTTTTTAAGCTGTAATTCTACCATTTTAAGTTTTTTATCTATTTTATTTGTTTTAGCGGTAATTGCGGCATTTAGCATGTTACCTGCTACTTCAAACATGCGAGCACTATATTTGGATTCTACATTCATACCTAAATCCATAATCTCGTCATATGCCTTTTCGGCCTTAGCGGCTAACCCATCTAGCTCGCTATCACTCATGTCTCCTAGCCCTTTAACTTGTGGTAAGGCGGCTGAAATTTTATCAAATTGTTCTAGGTTTTGTTGTAGGTCAACATGCTGTACAGAAGTTAAATCTACAGTAGGTGCGGCAACAGGAGCTGGTTTTTTAGTTGGTTCTATATCAAGAAGTTCTTCAAGTTTCTTAGTCATAAAATTACTTATCGTTTTTTCTTGCCCATATGGAAAATATCATGTTCGTTTAATACTCTAAATGTTATACCATGTTGCCTAGCCCACGCTTCAGCCATTGCCCACTTTACTTGATTTTTTACAAACTGAGCTTGGTTATAGGGATTTTTACCAACTTTTTCTGCCAACTGTTGATTTGCCGGTTTTACTTCCCATATTTCACTGTGCTTTTTTTGTTTCTTATCGACATATACTACTAAAAAATCAGGCACATATACTGTCTGTTTTCCAGTCAATGGATCTCGATAAGGTATCTTTACGGCTTCGCTGGCCCATTGTTGAATTGCGGCATTTTCATCGCACATTCTCATTACTGCGGCTTCCCAACTACTTCTATAGTATGGTGTGCCACCGCCAATATATTTCTCTGGGTTTTTTAAGGCATAGGCCCCACGTGCGGTATTTCTCATTAGGCAATTATATTTCTTTGTACGTCAGCTACAGGAATAAAAGTTTGTGCTACTCCAAGACTACTAGTTTTAAATCTGTTGTAATTTAAAATTTCTGTAACTAGTGCTGATAGTTGAACATTATCTAACCCTTTTAAACTATCAATAATTTGAAAAGGTTTATAGCCATCGAGTTTGGCTTGCTTCATAATAGTATATGCTAAACTGTCAGCCGCATTTCTATCAAAGCCTCTACTTTCAAAAAATCCAACAGCGGCATCTATTGTTGCCGCATCTAATGCAACTGTAGCTTGTCCAAATTGTCCAAACAATTGAACAGTTGATGTTGCGCTGTCGGTTGTTACTTCTTGTGGTATATTATTATAAATGGTCATTATACACTCCAGGTATTTGCAGAATCGCTAGAATTATTATCTACAACAGTGATAGGTTCTTCTGATCCATCTTGATTATCTGCGGTATTTACGTCAGCATTGGGGTCTGCTGGACCATCTACATCATCATCATCGGCTAAACTTGGATTTCCACTTTCTGATTGTAATGCGGCATTATAGGCATCAGTTAATATTTGATCGTTACTGTTTAGTATATCAATACTAGCTTGTATTTTAGCAGGATCTTGATAACCTGCTGACGCAAAACTAGCATTAACCTGCGCAACTGCGGAATCCCCACCATTTGCTTTTGCGGCCGCAATGGCATTATTATAACTCTCTTGTAATGTTTGATTTTGTTGCTGAGCGGCTTCTAACGTAGCAATATTATTTTCAGTGTCGCTAATTAAACTTCCAATAGATGCAGAATCGCTTGGTAATGAATTTGGATCAATCGGTGTTGCTTCGGGTAATGGGGTCGCTGTGTTAGAAGATTGTGTAGTTGTTCCGCCTGTGGTATCAACTGCTCCGGTGCCACCACCGATTATGCTTCTGGTAGTTGCTTGGGTTTGTCCGTTAGTACTTGAATTACCGCCTTTGAATATACCTAGTGCGGCACCAACAGCACCGCCACCAATTCCAGAAATAGCGCCACTGATGTTACCATTCTTACCACCATTGGCTCCTATTGCACCTAACAAACTACCTGCTATACTGTAACCTTCTGCCGCAATACCTGCGCCAGTGAGTTTACTTGCATTTTTAATTAAATTTGCACCAGTCAATCCTGCGCCCAATAAACTTAATGGACTGCCATTGCCATTTAACACGTTGTTAACATCGCCAAACAATTCTAATGCACCAGGTATCACACCGCCTGGTCCTAATAATGTTGATGTACCTCCACCTTGAATACTTAACGGGCTTGGACTGGTATCGTAATGGAATGTTGCAAAGCCGGGAGGATTATCTACTTGCACTTGACCTTGTCCGTAGAATACAGTTTCATACTGTATTGTCATTTTGTTTTCAGCTAAATTATTTTGTGATTGATCTAAGTGCGAATGATCCCATGCTGAAATAATTGGATTTACAAAAATATAACTTGTAAAAAATCTTCTGTTTAATTGATATAAAATAATAGAATTAAAAAATGGTTCACCTTGATTATTGTTTAAACCATAACCATTTGGAGAAACTGCAGGATTAGCCGAGTATTTTGTATTTCCATATGCTGGCGATTTTTGTATCGAGCTACCTCCATTAACTGTTGCTGTTGCAGGAGTATTGTTGTATGTGCTATCTCTAAAATAATACCTGTAATAATTCCACCATAGCGTATTTGTAACGTTACTCATGTCGTCATGAAAATTAATCGTTACTGGGGAGTAATTTATCTTTGTCTGTACAACTGTTCGTCTGTTGTATTGATTTAATTGTTCTGTCTGAATTGTAAATTTTGGTAAGTCGGCGGATTTAACTAGCATGCCTGATTCTAAATCTCTGTTTTTACTATAGAAACTAGGATCTTGACCTATTACAGTTTCTGCGGCAGGATTAATTGAAAAGAATGCATAATACATCCATCCTGCTTTAGGTGTAAGGGCATATATATTATCCCCATATAATCTTGCGGCATGTTGGAAGTCACCCATGTTGCCTTTAGGATGAGTTGCACCCTGAAAGACACCCGATAAAAAGTCTGATATGTTTGGCATGTTAATATTTAGCGATAAAAAAAGACCCAGAATAAACCGGGTCTTTTGTGTTCAACTACGTTGACTATGTGTGTGGTTATTAACCTGTAGCCAATGTACCTATTGTACGTCCAACATTTGTACCTAAGCCAACTGGGTTGCCTGAAGTATCTGTTTGGATCGCATTATCAAACTTAATTGTCATTGAAATATCTAATGCTTCAGAGCTTGAATAATCTGCTTGTTGATATGTAATATCTTGTACATAGCAACCAATTAGTTCAAATGTTTCTAAAACTGTTGGAGCAAATGCGCCGTTGCCACCGTCTAGGATTTCAATAACGGTTGTAAATTTATAGTCGATACCTGAACTTGCACTTGCTTGTTCAAAGAAGTCGAATTGTTTCTGAATTTGTTCACCACATAATTGTGTAACTGCGCTTGACTGATCGTCACGGACTACCAATGTAATTGGATCCCATGTGTACTTGCCAGCATAGTTAATTTTTGAGTTGTAAACGTGTAGTTCTAAGTTTTCAAAGCTAACTTTAGGACGAGTTACGTTCATTACCTGTTTTGTGATTTCAGTAGTTGGTTTAGTTACACCAAAGTTTTGTAAAGATACTCTAAAACGATACTTTAACTTAGGCATTAGGAGACCTTGACCGCTTGCGCTTTGACCTCCAGGTAATGGTACTGATAATTTGCTTAAACTTGCGATTGCCATCTATGTGCTCCTTGTTCTCTTATATTTACCTAATTAACCACCCTTAGACATGTCGCCTAAATTGCCTGCGGCAATAGCGCCAGTGTTCAATAGACGAACTGGAATATAGATAAACTCAACTGCCTTAACTGGCTCAATTGCGATATCAACCCATAGTTCTGAACGATCTATTCTGCTTGGAGTGTTGTTACTTGTGTCGCATACAACTAAGAAGTCATATAGGGCACGTTGGCCTACTAGTTCTAATAGGAAGCTGTCAACTGCGTTTTTAACTTCGCTACGTGTGATTTGGTCGTTTGGTTCAAACAAATATGGACGAACTAAGATACCTAACTGTCTACGTAAGTAAGCTACTAAACGAGCAACGTTGATACGATCTAATGAACTTGCCGCGGTTGCGCGAGTATAGTTGCCAAAGTTAACAATACCTGAACCTGTTAGGGTTGCTATTGGGTTAACCTTAGTTGAAGCCATAACATCACGGATGCTTTGTGGTAATGCTGTTGTATTAAATTCACCAGTTTGACCATCAATCCAACCTACTGATGTAGCGTTATCAACATGTCCACGGCGTAAACCTGCTGGAGCAAACCATGGGTAACTTACTGCGTCACTATTAATAAATGTGCGTAACATCATATGGCTTGGTGGCACAACAATATAGTTTCCTGTATTGTCGTTTGTGTAACCACTTGGATAGAAGAATGCCATATAGTCGTCATAACTTACTGCGCCGGTGTCACCGTTATCAAATGCGCCGTTGCTGTTTAAGCCCCATGCTTTTAATGCGGTGCCAGTTGGCTGTAAGCGGAATGGTGTATCACCAATAACAAACGCTGTCTGAGCACGATCTGTGTTTAGTGCAATCATGTTTTGAACTGCTTCAGGATATCCTGGGCAAGCCATCAAATTGAATACTAAACCGTCTGTATCGCGAACTGCGGCATTTGTGTCAATTAAAGATTTTAATGACGCAACTACAAAGCCACGTTGTGCATGGCGCCCAAAAGAACCAACACCTGTTGGAGTATTTGGACTTACAGTTACCCAACGTGCTGTTGAATATGCGGTAGTGTCATTTGATCCATCCATTGGCTCTATGTAACGTGGGTTAACACCATTGTTAGCATAGATATTGATATAGTTTGCTTCGTAACGTTTTACGTTGAAACCAGAACGGCGTAGGTTCCATAAACGTGTACCACGTGGATAACCGCCTGGATCTGGTGCATCTGGATCTAAGAAATTGCTTAACAATAATGTTTGAATTGTTGCTTGTTGAGTTGTATAACCGTTAGTTGACCAACGGGCATCAGCAAATACCCAACCAGTTGGGCTTGTGTGATCTGTCGGATCCTGTAATACCCATTTTAGAGTATTGCCATTGTAAACATAAATTACTTGTCCATATGTTTCAATGTCTGAACGATCGATCCAGATATCTCCATCTTTCAATGAAGTTACTCCATCGCTTTGTTTTGTTGGCATTGTTGAGCTAACGATAGGACCATTAGGATCGGTTGCTGGAAACGCTGTTCTATAACCAACCCAGTGTGTTCCGTTGTTATACATAATATCAACTTGGTCAGTAATTGAATCATACCATAATGTACCATCTGCTGGAGGTGTTACAGGTTCTGTTACACTCGCTACGTACATTAATGGTGCCCAGTTGCTTGCACGATAGTTATAACCGTCTGCTTCATTCATTCCGCATGGATAAAAATTAGCTGTATAGGCCGCACTTGGATTAGACATGTTATAAGCAGTAAATCCTAGTTTGCCTAAAATATCATAGTTGTCTAAGAATTTAATTTCACCGCCCAATGCATGTGTAATTGTAACTGTGTCATCTGAATTGTGAGTTGCAAGTACGTTAGTTAAACCAGAAGCATTAACAGCAGTTACAAAAGCACCTGCCCATGTATCACCGCTTGCAGGAGTTTGAATTGTAACTAAAGCGCCACTGGTCATGTTCAATTGATCAGCTAATGATTCTTTAATGTACATTGTCTGTCCATTTACTAATGGTACTGGAGCAGATAAAGGTTTGCTTGAAATAGTTGTTGGGCTAACTGCGGCACGTACCTGAATACTAAATTCGCCAAGTATTGGACGCATTGTTGCAGTTGAAGCATAACCATCGCCGTGATCAAAATTTGACTCAACAAATAATGTTCCAACAGGAATATTTAAACCGCCACCTGTTGCATCAATTGAATATAATGCCTGTTCTTTTGATCCATAAATTGGAGCAGGAATTTGACTAAACTGTGTTGTTCCTGCGTTGTATTGTTTAACAATATACTTGGCACCGCTGTTTGGACTTGTTGTTTTCAAATAAACAGATCCGTTTGGAGCAGTTGTATAGTTAGGATATTGTGTATGTGGAGCAATAGTAATTTGAGGACCAGTAAATGTTCCGCCTGCGGCTGGGAAGCCTGCGGCTGTTAATGTTACTGAGCTACCTGCTAACACAATTTGTCCTGGATATAAATCACAGTACAATTCAATGTTGCCTAATGGATTAACTTTTGCACCAATACCAGCTGTGTGGATCGAGCTATTAATGCTTTGGCAGAAAGAAGCCGCAGTTGTTGCGGTTGTTACAGTAATAGTATGACCGTTAATTGTAATTGCACCAGGAGCACTATCAAAGTGAGGAGTTGTTGTAGTACCAGAAACTGCTGGCCAACTTGTTTGCCATGTTGTTGCTACAAATGTTGGGTTATTGGCATTTGAGGCAAAAGCGGTTTCACCAGAAGAACCAACTTGTACCCAATTACCATCACGATTCTTATAATAGTATGCATTAGTATCTAATGTATCAGCAACAACCAAATATGAACCCTTAGCACCTAAACTTGGTTTTGGAGTCTCACCATCTGAATTTACAGTTAGGTTTAGATAATTTGTACTATCGATAACCAATGGTATTTTGTTTGTGAATGTGCCTAAAGTTGCGTTCCATTCAAAAATACCCCATTCGGTATTTGATGTATCAAACCAATATGCTTGGTCTGCTGGTGCACCTGCAGGAGCACTTGCTTGAGCTGTTAATTGCCCTAAGTCAATATTAGCACGGACTACATAACATTGTGAACTTACGCCTAATAAACTGTATGCGGCCTGTAAACCGTACTCGTTAAGTTCTCCACCGTTAATTGGGTTACCTTGTTGATCTGTGTAAAACAATGGTGTACCAAATGTGTCAGTTAGATCGCGTTGACTTGTGATTGTGTAAACTGTTCCAGCATTTCCTGGCAATGTGCCTAACGCTGTTCCTGTGCCTGAGGCATTGGATTTATTTGCGGCACTTGCCACAAAGATTAATGGGGTTGTACCTGGACCAGCGGGAGTATAAAAACTCTCGTCAATGATCGAAACTGATACGCCTGGTGATTGTAAAGTTGTAGCCATTTAAGATATCTCCTGATAATGGTTTTATCAACTAATATTTAGCGTAGGGTGATAATTTTGCCTATAAATATCTATGGAAAAGGGCACCAAAAAGGGCGGGGTTATGATTAGATCATTGTGTAAAACATGCGGAACTAGACCTGTAGCAGTTAATTACCATAAAGACGGTAAAACTTTCTACAGACGCACATGCGATCACTGCGCTAGGGGAAGAGAGCCCGGTAAGCCTAAATGGCAATTAGCAGGATATCGAAAAAAAGACACTTGCGATAGGTGCAGTTATACTAGCAAATATTTGGATCAATTTGATGTATATTATGTTGACGGGGATCCTAGTAATTGTAAGCCCGCCAATTTAAAAACAGTATGCGCTAACTGCCAGCGTATACTTCATAAGCTCAAGCTACCTTGGCGACGGGGAGATCTTCGACCAGATTTTTAACCTGCGCAAATAGATCGTCAATACTTCCATTGTTATCTAATACAGCATCGAATTTAGTGCCAACCCAAGCAGTTTCACTAGCATGGATCCCTGTTTTTTCTAATCTATGTTTACTGGTTGCCCATGTTAAATTACCGTCTGGGCCTTGATTTACACTAATTGCGGCATCGTACCATTCGGGCTCTGGCCCGCGGACTACACGAACAACAATGCCGCCGGCGGCTTTAATTGATTTAATTTCATTAGGAAAACGGCAGTCACTGATAACTATGTCATCTTTTGAGTTGCGTAATTTATTCTCTAATGCGGCAATCCATATATCGTCATGGAAACCTTTGCGGCAAACTTCAGTACCCCAGTATTGTAGGATCCAACGAGGAGTAATTTCCATTCCTAATCGTTCACTCCACCAATCATCACGTTGTTCACGCCATTCTCGGGCCTGTTTTGTGCGACCTTCTAGCATTGTTCGATCCCAACCAAACACTTGTGCTACTGCATCTTTAAGACTGTTAGCAAACGATTCTCTGCGATATTGATGATAATTTACTAGATAATCAGCTATTGTGTCCTTGCCACTTGATATAAATCCGCATATTCCAATAATACTCATAGCATCCCTTAATTGATACTATAATTTATTACAATTAGATTATGATGTCAATATTTTATTAGCCAATTTAACCAGTGATCCATGTCAATGGTTGACCACCATCTTTGTAGTTGATTAGATCTTGCTCTAGCATTTCAATTTCAGCTTTGCCTTCAGCTTTGAGTGCGGCACCATTTAATTGTGTTCCGCCTTGTGGTGATGTAATTGTAGCAAACTTTTCACGTGCCTCACCTAGCATAATTTTACAGGTTGCAAGTGCATAATCACGTAACCACTGCTGTGCATAAGGATCTTGTAACAAATTAAAATCTGGACGATAGTTACTCATCCAAACCAACAACTCTTCTTCAGCACGAGGACGTTGCATAATGGTCAGCAATTTTGTAGTAGGATTAAAAGTAAAATTAATGTCGCTACCAAACATTTTACCGACCTGTTTTTGGTATCCAGCAAAGGCATAATAAGTAGCTAGGCCACCCATGTTTGTTGATGCGAGCAAATATGTATTACTATAGGCTAGGTTAAATGGTTCAAACAGCGTACCACCAGCACCGCCGCCAGATCTTGAACCAATGCTTCTACGGAATAATTGACGTATACTCATTACTTCTTTGGGCATGTAATAGTCTGTAACATCAACCTGAATAGTTAAAAATCCAAAACTTTCTTCAACACTATTGCTACTACGTTGGCGGAATTTTGCCAGGGCACGACCAATTGCGGTATTGTAGTGTATTGGGTCCAATTCAATATCTATCATACCTGAGCCAAGCATGGCTTTAATATAGTCGATAACTTCTTGGTATTGGTTTAGGGCTGGATCGTTGTCTATCATATCGATATTTA